CCACTAACGCTACTCAAGAATTACCCGCTATAAATCAAATCCTGTCGTCATGTGGTCAGGCACCAGTAACCACGTTGGACACAACCAACCCAGACGTTGCGATTGCATACGATACGTTGTTACAGGTTACTAGGGAAGTTCAGGCTGAAGGATGGACCTTCAATAAAGAGTACCACTATGAATTCTCACCAGACGATGATGATTTCATACTAATACCTAACAATATATTACAAATTAAACTGACTGAAAACTCTGCTAATATGGATAAAGATGGTATCCGTAGAAGTGGTAAGTTATATGATAGATATAACCATACATATAAATGGACTGATGATGTTGTAGAATGTGATGTTGTATGGGAATTTGACTGGGTAGATTTACCTCAACCTATACAGGATTATATTGTAGCTAGAACTTGTGCATTTGTATCTCAACGTATTGTAGGTGATCCTCAACAACATAGAGCTTTACAACAACAAGAAGCATATTCAAGAGCCATGGCTTTAGAGTATGAAACACAGCAAGGTCAGTTTACATTCTTTGGACACCCACAAGGACATCAGAATTACTATCAAAGTTATCAACCATTCCATGCCCTTAAGAGATAATGCCAGCAGTAACACAACGAATAGATAACTATTTAGGTGGTGTGTCGAGACAATCAGATGATAAAAAACTACCAGGACAAGTCAGAGAATGTCTTAATGGATATCCAGATCCTACCTTTGGATTAACTAAAAGACCTGGTTTTAAATGGATAGCTAATATCGGTACTGGTACTACATACGACTCAGCTAAATGGTTCTACATCCACAGAGATGATGATGAAAAATATATAGGTTGTATTAAACCAGCCTCTATAACAGTAACTGGTAATGGAACCAGTGGAGCTACAAACAAAACTAAACTAGCTACTACAGCTAGTGGTTCAGGTACAGGATTAAAAGTTAATTTAACTGCTAGTAGTGGTGTAGTAACTGCTATTACTATCGAAACTGCTGGAGCTAATTATGTAAATAATGAAACTATTACTATAGCTTCTAGCGATGCAGGTACAGGTGCTAATGTAACTGGTACTTTAAACGTAGGAGATATAGATATATGGAATGCTGAAACAGGCATTGCATGTACTATTACTTATGCTTCAGGAACACAAGGTTATTTAACAGGTACACGAAATGATTATGATATACTAACTGTACAAGATACTACTATCATAACTAATAAATTAACAGTAGTTAGTACAGAACCAGATCCTACATTTATAACTAGAACTAGAGCTACTTTACAGCTATTAGCTCCACTTATAGTGTCACTATGAATGCTGGAGGAGGTGCATCAGATCAAACATTTAGCACTACTACAGATACTAGTGATACTTATGATACTCTACTAACTACACTAAAGAATGGTATAGATGCATTCAGTATATCTGGTTTAACAGTTACTAAGTATGGAGCATCTTTAGAGTTAGAAAGAGTAGTTAGTGGTACAAGAACTGCTTTCAGTATAACTTGTAAAGGTGGTGCAGCTAATAATAAACTAACTGTATTTCAAGATCAAGTAGATAATGTATCTCAAATACCACTTCAATCCTACCAAGATCATGTAGTAAAGATTATCAATACTGCAGGAACTAGTGATACTTACTTTGCTAGATTTGTAGCAGATGATGGTGTATCTGGTACTGGATATTGGGCAGAAACTATTGACCCTGCTAAATCACCAGGCTTAGTAGATTCTTCTATGCCACATGAATTAATCAATACAGCACTAAACACATTCACATTTAGAAAAATAACATGGATTGATCGTTTAGTAGGTGATGATAAAACTAATTCACATCCCAGCTTTGTTGGGGCTAAAATACAACAAGCATTCTTCCATAACAATAGACTAGGATTCTTAGCTAACGATAATGTTTCTATGAGTCAATCTGGTCAGTTCTACAATTTCTATCATACCTCTGCACAAACAGTTACTGATGCAGATCCAGTTGATTTAAGTTCGTCTACGATTCGTCCTGCTGCACTTCATGGGGTGATTCCTACTACACAGGGTTTAGTTCTCTTTAGTAAGAGTCAGCAATTCCTTATGAGAGGAGCAGATGGAATCCTGACACCTTCTTCAACTACTATCAGTACTATTTCTAACTATGAGATGGATACAGATGTAGATCCAGTTGATATGGGTGGTACATTAAATTTTATAAGTAAAACACCAAGTTATACTCGTATATTCGGAATGGTCACACGTGGTCAGAACGAGAATCCTCAAGTAGTAGACGTTGGTAGAGTTGTAAATGAGTGGGTACCAGCTACAGTGGATACGTTCATTGCTAGTCCACAGAATCAATTCTTAGCGTTGTCAGGACAGTCTTCCGATAAAGTATACTTCTATCGTACATATAGTCAAGGCGAAGAAAACATAATAGAAGCTTGGTTTAACTGGGAAATGATGGGTAACGTACAGACAATGGCTGTAGACCAAGATGATATGTTTGCTGTTACTAAACAAGCTAATCAATTTACTATAAGTAAAGGTAGCTTAAGTCAAAGTCCAGAAGATGCTATCATTGTCAACAATGTAGGTACAAAGATTAATCCATGTATAGATCTCTTTGCAACAGCTACTTCTGTTGTCTGGGATTCTACTAATGAAATATCTAAATGTTATATACCTTGGAATAATGTAACTGGATTAACTCCAGTCTTGATTATTAAAGGTAGTACTGCATCAGGTAGTTTTGTTGAATCTGGATTTACTGTTACACCAAGTGTTGCTACAGATGGTAGTGGTACATATTTCAGTGTAAAGAATAAGAATCTAACTAGTGTAGCTAGTGATGTTATAGTTGGATGGAAGTATAACTTTGATGTTATATTACCTAGAACTTATCTTAGACAAGATGATCAAAAAAGAATTACTGATTTTACTGCTAGTTTAACTATATCTAGAATGAAATTTGCTGTAGGTTTATCTGGCTTAGTAGCATTTAAATTAAAATCTACAGGAGTAAGACAAGGTAAACGAGATTACATAGCTGATGGTACTACAACTGTATACCAATGGGATCCATCTGATCTTGATTATGTTGATAATGATCAGATAAAAGTTAAAATCAATAATGTTCTTAGTACTGATTATACTGTAGATACTACAGGAACATTACCTAAGATTACACTTAACTCAGCTTCTAGTGAATTGAAAACACTTAGTGGTAGTAGTAATGTTACAACATTTGCTTTAACTTATACACCTGTTAATCTTACTAGAGTAAAAGTTAAGATAGGTGGTGTTATACAAGATCCTTCTACTTATCATATAGTTGGAGATTACATAACATTCGATAGTGCCCCAGAAGTCGGTGTTAATAATATACTAGTGTATAGTGCCGATGAGATATCTATATACCTAGATGAATGGTATAGTTTAAATCCAACTTCTAAAGCTGATGATTATTTAGCTAATGATATTGCATTAGAAAACCAATCAATATTCACTGTACCAATCCATCAAAAAACAGATAATTTCCAACTAAGAATATATAATGATTCAGCATTTCCTGTCTCCTTAAATTCTATGATGTGGGAAGGTAACTATTCACCAAGATTTTATAGGAGAGCTTAACATATGATGATGAATGAATTTGGCACACCAATGAGTGATGCTGAAATGACAATGAGACCAACTAAGCCACATGAACAAATGATGGCTCAGTCTGGTGTAGAAAATGGATGGGTCGGAGCCCTTATTGGTGCAGGTGTTAGTGCTGTAAGTTCTATTATAGGAGGTAATAAAGCTGCTGATGCTGCTGAAGATCAGGTTGATGCACAGAATGATGCAAAGAAGATACAACATGCATATGATAAATTAGTCTATCAAGCTAATAAAGATAAGATTGATGCAGATCATGCCTTTGCAACAGAAACTTATGATACTAATGTAATCAATGATAAAGCTATTGTAGCTTATAAAGATCAAGTTAATATTGATAGATATAATTATGACTTGCAAATTAGAGATCGAGAACAAGATTCATTAGATGCACAGTTCCGTAGATCAGGAAGTATATATGATTCTCAAACTTCTTTAAATGCAATGTCAGCTGAAGTAGCTGTTAATGATGAAATAAGGAAGTTACAAGAAATAGGTGCTGAAGCTGCTTTTGATAAACAAGAAGAGCAGATGAAGTTACTTGTAGCTCAAGGTAAAGCTAGAGCTAGAGGTCAATCTGGTAGATCTGCAGAGAAAGTAGATCAATCTAGTTTAGCTGGTTATGGTAGAACTATAGCTATGATGAACGAAGGTTTAGCTGCTTCAGGACGTAATTCAAAATCAGCTCTAACAAAAATATCTATGGATAAAGCTTCAGCTGATTTATCTGCTTGGGCACAAAAGATGTTAGATCCTGGTGTATTACCAGATCCTATTGAACCAATAGCAACACCAATGACAACCTATCAACCTCCTAGAGCAATCGGAGAATTTGACTATGGACCAGAACCTGTATTAGGTGGATTAATGTCAGCTAATGCTGCTGCTAATCAAGTATGGGGTTCTACTATAGCTAATATAGGTTCTTCTTTAGGTAGTGCAATAGGTAGTACTTCTGGAAATATTAGTGGTTGGAAAAATTGGTAACTAATTAACTAAATAAACAATGGCAAAATTCTATCAACGACAATCTACGGGTGGTCGCTTTGACCGTAAAAGTGTAGGAGACTTAGGCTTACGAGCTTTCAAAGATCAACAAGATCAAATTCTTGATAGTCTCAAACTACAACGTTTAAGATCTTATGAATATGGAAAACAAAATATTCAAGATATAGAATCTTCACAACGAAAAGAACAGAACTGGAAGGAAGAACTTCAACAGTTAGAAACTAAAATTCATAACAATAAAGTTAAGAATATTACAAAAAGAGGAGAAGATGAAGCTGACATACTACTAACTAAAGCAGAGGAGTATAAGAGAGAGTCAGAGTTTTGGCAAGACTTTGCTCCTAAGTTTTCTAAAGGTTTAGGTGATGCTGCTGTAGGTATTACAAATTATGTAGGAGAGAAAGCTGCAAAAAAAGAGTTTGAAAGATGGAAAGCAGATGGTGGTCTAGAAGAGTACTTTAAAGGACAAGAATCAGCTGCAACACTTCAAGCAAACTTAGAACAAAAACATTTAGAACAAGCAAAAGATCAAGAAGAAAACAATTATGTATCTCAAGTTGGTTTATTTGGTAAAGCTAGATTTGAAGAAAAGGTTGCTGCAGAAATAATTGCTAGTATTGAGGGTATACACGCTCATTTAGTTAAACAATTAGATAATAGTAAAAATGTTGATTATGAAAATTTACGTCAAGAATATGAATCTTTATTAGATCAACTGATTAAAAGAGAAGGTATTGATCCTAGATCTAAGGCTGCTAATGACATACATAAAGCTTTTGGAAGAAGAAGAATAGCTGAAGCAACAGAAAGGAAAGACAGACATGAAGCAAGAGTAAACGGTGAAGTTTTAGAGGATCAAACAACATCAGTTTATAATCTTTCTAGAAATCCATATACTACTTCTGAAGACTATAGAAGCTCAGAATTTAGAGTATTAATGACTAAGTCTGCTACAGCTAAAGTTTTTGATAGCAACGGTAGAGTTATTGATCCAAAAAATACTAGTCTTCAGTTTGTTGATAAAAACTTGAATTATAAAATTAACTATCAGCAAGCAGGTTTACATGCCTATCTTGAATTAATAGAGCAAATAAAATCTCCTAGTGAGAATATGAATTTTGAAGAATGGAAAGCTAAAAATAATTATCTAACTAGTGAAGGAGAGTATTTTCTAGAAAAACATGCTAAAACATATGATCCAGTTTTACAAGAAGCTTATAGTAAACGTATAATTGAATTAGAAAAGAATCAATTAGAAAACGAAAAAGCTGATGCTATACCTTTAAAAATTAAAGCTGCAGAAGATTTAGC